ATATCTCAGCAGTTTGTGGTCAGGCAATATATTCTAAAAAGAACTCATTAGATGGAGCGTCTTCCATACTAAATTTAGTTAGTCCATGCAAAGCTCCATTAGATCCCTTCCCCACTACCACTCCAGATATATCATAAGAGTCACAACCAAAGGAGCCAATATGTTCATTACCAGGCCTTTTCATTCCTCTACTTGTTACTATATTATTTTGTAAATGTGGAGGGGGTGTCCAACTAACTAAAAATCTACCTCTATTATTAGGACTCCATATAACTTCAGTATCTTTAATTCCATTCTTCCACGAAAAAGATCCTCTTGTTAAATGATGATCAGTTATTAATGAATCATTGTAATCTATTTGTTGATATATCTTTGTTAGATTAAATATAGATTGTTTACTTTCATCTCTAAAAGCATGAGACTCGCTTCTTGGAAATTGCCTATAAAATTCATTTAAAGCGTCTGGATCTTGTGTTAAAGAGTTAACCTCATTTTCCCAATAATCAATAGCTCCTATTTTTATATCCTCTCCATCTATACCTATAATTGGTTTGATTGGTGTTTTAAAAACAGGCATACCATATCTATCTATATATCCTTCAAAGTTCCACTCCATAGGCACAAACAAACAATATAATCCTGACTTTGTTTGACCATTAGCATTTCTTTTAGAAGGTATAGAGTCTTCATATAATGATTTAAAGTTAGCGCCTCCTTTGTCTAAAGCGTTAGATGTAGATCCCATCATACATTTGCCAATAATCTTACTACCTAATCGTAAACAAGTTTTAGTTACTCGCCAGTTATTCAAGATGTTATCAGGCTTTTCCCATTTACCACTCTCATCATGTAATAACAATTGCAGCTTCTCACCATCATAACTATTGTCTCCTGTATTTTTCCAGTCAATAGTTGTATCTAATCCTTCTAACTCTTCATCAGCTAAAGCGTGCATATTCTTTTTTGTGATCTTAGATGCTGGAACTCTATATGCTAATTCTGTTTTAGGTTTATCCATACCATCTTGTATCGGCTTAAAAAAGAATGGATAATTATTAGATATAGGGACTACTTTATCGGTAAACATTTTCTTAGCATCTGATCCTGTTTTAGAAAGTATTCCTATTCTTGAGTCTTTTGTAATAGTTGCTTGATTAACTCCCTCACAAGAACTCATAAATGAAAATCCTGAACGTCTAATTTTTAAATAACACATTCCAAAACTTCTCTTATCAGCCTTACAAGCTTCCCAGAATATATAAAATATTCTATTAGCCTCTCTAAAGTCAGGATTACCGACATCTATTTTTGTCCACTGTAAATACATATAGTGAGTTCCTGTTATATAGGTAGGAATCCCGTTATTCATAAACCAGTAACCCTGCTCTCTTCTATCAAACTCTTCTTCTATATAATCTACCCACTGTGATTTAAAATTCTCTGGAGTACTATGCCACTGGAATATAGATTTCATTCTACCTAATTCTTTAGGTATAGGGTATGACTCCCAGTATTGATCTTTTTTATCTTTAGATCTTTTATATATATTTTTAGGAGGTTTTGGTAATGCTATCTTTAATCCATTAATATCAATAACACTTTCTATCTGGCCTGTTCTTGATATTACAACAACATCATACTTCTCATTATAACCGTATAACCAGCTTCGTGCTCTGTTTTTATTTGTAATAACAGAGTTTGGAATAAACTTATTTAATTCTCTATATAATTTATTTTGATCTTGACTCTGCAAATCCTTTAGGTATATTATTTTTCTTTTCTATTACATGGCCATCTAATAAAGCTTTCTCTTCCTCTATACGTTTTAAAATTTCAAATGCATCCATAATACATAATTTTTTAGTAGCAGCTGCGTTCTTTAACCTATCAGCAGCCAACTCGTCATCTTTATCATATTTGATAATATCCTCTTTAGCTACTTTAATTAGTTGCTTTACAGCCTTCTCTCCTGCCTCTATAATGTTTGACTTAAGCTCCCTTATGTCCATCTGTATTATTTTTCTGTAATTGTTTTAAAGCTTTTTCATATCCTGGCATTAACTTTAATAACTCTAAACAACCTATAGCAAGCTCTCTGGTTTGTTGCTCTTCTTTAATAAGAAGTTTTAAATTTTCTGTTAGCTGTTCGTTTTTTGCTTTTAATAATCCAATATTTTTTTGTACTCCCATAATTTAATTTTTAAATTTATAAAATATAACATATACTTCTCGGCCTTCTTTCCATGATTTATTTGGATACTTACTATGAAAATAATTTGCTGGATAAGAAATTAATCTATTTTGTTCATAGCCTGAAACCGAAACTAACCTCCACATATCTAAGTTCTCAGAATCTACTCTTATTAAATTATCATAATCTTCATCAGTAATACAAGAGGGTAAATCTTTTCCATAAATCTCATGCTCCCAAAAAGCAGTCCCATGTAACTCTTCTAATTCTCTCGGAGACATATAAAGAACAGCAGCCCTATCAGGTCTCTGACCATTTATATTTAAATCTGAATGTATTCTCCAGGTATTATCTAACTCATGTGTTGATACTCTAAAAAAACTTAATATATTTTCTAAAGGCCTACCCTCTACAACTCCTAATTTAGCTAATACATAATCATCAAATGCTTTGATTGATTCTTGAATGTAAAAATTCTTTTCACCAGCCCTATGTTTTATAAACTCACCCTTTTTTAAATAATTACACGCTATATTAAAAAGATCTTTATCAATAAAATTATCTTTTGTATATATCATATAATCATTGTTATATTATTAGTAAACATTCTATATAGCTTTTCATCATCTACTGTAAAAGGATATTCACTGTCAGGGGTAAATGATATTTGATCTCCTTCCTTTACACCTAAATCTAATAACTGTTGGTTAATATATTTGATAGTGCCAAATAAAGGCTCTTCATTTCCACCTTTAAATATATAAGAATCTTTTAAAGGTGCTGGTTTTACAAAACAATATTTCCCATGAGCCCTCCACTGTGCGCCATTATGGTACATAAAAAACTGATCGTTATCTATAAAAAATAAATTATCTTTAAAATAACTCTTTCCGCTTTTTCTCCTACCCTTCATATCATAATAAAACTTAAATACATTATGATGTACTAATAAAGTGTCTCCTTCTTTTATAGGACCAGTATAGTTTATAGGTAGTGATACTACAGAAGCAAATCTATTAGAGGCCTCATGATCTTCTTGAGATGTGCTGGTAATAAATTGAGTGTCACCAATTTCTTTTATATTATCATATCTCCTTTTATTTAAAGGAGTAACAATAAAGTTATATGGAGACCTCATTAAAAGTTAATGTTGTATTCAATTGAAATAGGAAGTGTACTTAAAAATTCTTTCCACATATATACCTCATCACCTCTTAGTATCCAAATTTTATAAGATGTTTCTGATCCTTGTATAAGGTGTATAATATGTGATCCCCCTAAAACTTCTTGACCAACTATGTAGTGCATTGCTCCAGACTTATAGTCTGAGCCGATTGAGATTTTTCTAATATCCATTTCATTTAATTTAATTTATATTTTATAAGAAAGATTGTTGTACGCTCATATTGAGAATAAAGCTTTCATTACCTGTAATTACTGTTACAGCTGCTGTGTGGTAGGTTAGAAAGAAAAACTCCGTTCCTGATAATGTTTTATCTGCAGCTGTTGGTGTTATACTCCATGTTTTACACGCTGGAATTGCGGCTGTAGGTGGTGTTGAATAACCCGCATAGTCAATGATTGCTTCACCAACTTTTACTGGTACTGGCGGAGAACCTACACATATATCTCCTTTCCATAATTCAAATCGATGAATACCATTTGTATCAGACTGGAAAGTGGATTCTATCCCACACAGAAGTGTGCTGACATCAGCGGAACTACATCCTAATGCAGCTCCATTACCTATTAAGTATCCAGCAAACTGTTGAGTTGGAGTCCATCCAGGTCCTGAAGATGGATCTACGGTACCTACTGGTTGATTTATTCTTGTTGGACCATAACCGCCACTAAAATTAACTATATCACTAAACGTACAATAAGTGTTTAAACTAACAGGGTTGGCTATAAGTTTAGATGCCCATATTTTATAATTATTTATAAAGCTATTAGTTGCTGTACCACCACCCGCTGGAACTGTCCAGTTTCCTGTACCATCTAAATATTTTGTAGCATCATTACTTGAACCTCTCGGTACATATCCTATATTCGTTCCTCCAACATATTCAAATACATTAAGTGTTACTGCTCCAGTTGCAGCAGCATTAACAGTTATAGCATTACCAGTAGAATTAAGAACAGAACTTGAAGTGATAGATGTTACTCCAGCACCAGCACCAGGTGTAACCCACGTTCCGTCTCCTCTTAAAAAAGTAGATGCGGTACCACCTGCAGGAACCATACCTATATCTGAACCACCATTATATTTTAATAAAGTAAGTGTGGATGTACCTCCAGCTACATTATTAATTAAAGCACCCTCAACAACTGCGGTTGTATTAAATAAAGCAGGACTTAAAGCTATATCCGCTACTCCAGCTGTGGCTGTATTTATCCAAGAAAGAGATGCTCCATTCCAACTTAATACTTGACCTGCCGCCCCTGTGCTTCCTGTACCGTCAGTTATACTTCCAGGATCTATTGTTCCAGAAATTGTTATACTTGCATTTGCTCCTGTCGCAGTATTTCCTGTGTCTAAAACTCCTTGTAAGTCTTGAGCCCCTATTGTTCCTCCGTTTGTCCATAATGTTGCAGATCCCGTAGATGTTAATACTTGACCTACAGTTCCACACAATCCATTAGAATCTTCTAAACAGTCATTAATTTCTACTACTCCGTTAAAAGTGTTAGTTCCACCCCAAACATTATCTCCTGATGAGCCTATACTAACACCTGCGGCCATTGTAATACTACTTGTACCCGTAAATTCCATTCCTTGATTAAAGGATGTAAATCCAACATTTAATGTACTCTGTAGATCACAACATGAAGAAGGTGGAATAGTACTACTCCAAGCTAACCCTGTTCCTGTAGATGTTAACCACTGCCCTGCAGTACCCGTTAATCCCGCACCATCACTAATTTGACCAGTAGCATTAAAGTTTAAATCTGTTCCGTTTATTCTTACTTCTCCTGTAAATGTACTTATACCTGAATTTTCCAGAGCTGCAGGGCTTTGAATACTTAATAGTCCTCCAGCATTAATAAATTCCATATCCACACCATCCACTATAGATTTGGTAGTGGCTGTATTACCAGAAATCAAAGAGTCGTTCCACGTACAGCAAGATGTTGAAGGGCTATTAATCCATTGTATTCCCGTTCCTGTTGAACTTAAAATTTGACCAGCTAATCCAGCATTACCCGCTGCTAATATTTGCGTTGGCTGTACATATCCATTTACATTTATAAATCCTGTTAAATCAATAGACTGAACAGCGGTGTTCCCAGTATCTAAAACAGATTGTAATCCTTGAAGAACACCCGTACCACCTATTAAACTACTTACTAAAAATGTAACCGTTTCATTATTATTACTTACATCTGTAGCAATAAGTAAGTCATCCATTGCTGGTGTGACCGTAGGATATACTGTAGTGTTTTCAATTTTTGCCATTTCTTAATACTGTATTACTCTATATGTTAAACTTAACTGTACGGTTCCTGTAGGGGTACCTGGAAGGTGCGTTGGATTAGCAGTAGGGTTACCCAGATAAACCTTAGCACCAACTGCAGGCCAGAAACAGGCTCCCATCTTAGGTTGTTGGATAGTGTCTACTGTCGCCCAAGCTGTAGTTGAGGCGAATACTATTGGTATAAATACAGCTGAGTTAATCCCATAATGTATAGTTGCATCATCTGTCCAAACTAAATTCGCTCCTCCATGATTATATTTAGCCACAGCATTTGTAACTTGGATAATCTCTGTAGGTCCTGGCTCTAAAAGAACCACAGGGTTAGTAAAAAGATTTAATAACTGTTGAGTAGTTATCGTTATATCTTTAGTAGAATATGTATAATACTTACCTAAATCCCCAACACTAACTGTTTTAGTCTCGTTAGAATCACTACTATCAGTAATGATTAAAAGATCTGTGTCAGTCGGTTTTATTTGAGGATATACAGTAGTATTACTTATTTTCGCCATCTTCTTCTTTTTCTTTTATTTCTCCTGTTTCTAAATTAATAACTGAGTTAACTCCGTATTTATCTATCAAAGCTTTTTCCGCTGTTTGGAAATCATTCTTTAATTCTTCTACTCGTAAACATATTCCATGCTTTTGTAGAGATAAATCACCCAGTTGTGTTTTTAATTTATTAAACTCACCATTTAAAGTTTGTAAATTCAATAATTCTTTTTCTTCAATTTTTTTCATTTTAATAAATTTAGATTATAATTAATTTGTTACAAAGATAATAAAAGTTATGGAATGTATTTTACTTTTTTATTTTCTCAAATGACCTACCTCCAAAGTATGCTCCAATCACTGTTATTAAAACTAATTGCAAAAGGTCTGTCCATTTTTCCTCTACTTGAAACTTAATGGAACCAGCGTCTATAAATATCATTAAGACAGTGCATACAACTAAAAATATTAAAACCATAGGTCTAACATTTTTACTTAACCAGGAATCGCTGGTCATATCATGTCTCCATCTTTCTGTTACATTCTTTTGGATCTCCGCCTCAGCTTCTATAAAGATTTTTTCCATCTCCATTTCAAAAGCTGCCTTCTCTTCTTTTGTTTGAATAAACCTATCAGCAATTCCTGCAACCTTACCAGCTACATCTAATGCTCCCTTTCCAAATATCTTAGTCCAAATACTCATGATTGTTTTCTAATGTATTCTAATATAATATCTATTTTCTTTTTTATCTCTATCATATTATCAGCCGCTCTTTCATGGTGACGTGAAAATTGATTTTTAACTTCGTATAAGCTAAATACTAAAAACCTATACAAAGCATAAAGGGCTCCCAATAATAATATTAATGGCAACCCATATCCTTCTATTAATTCTAAAATTTCTTTCATTATGCGTATAACCAGATTGCGTCAGACTTATCAGGATCGTTGTCCACATGTATGAAGGTCTTTGAAATACCCAAACGAGTGAAACCGACATTAACTAAAGCTCTAACCATTATAGATCTTTTCTGGGAATTACCACACGCAATATCTGCAGCACATCCTTTTAAGTGTGCACTATTGGTACTTGCTTGATAACCTCTTTTTTGTAAATCTTTATTGTACGCTTCTGTTCTGAATCCTGATGTTATCTTGAAAGGTATGCCCGCTTCTTCACGAGCAAAGTCTAACATCTCTAAAAAGTCATGCCTCATATTTTTCCCTGAACCTGTCTCATCAGGAGAATCAAACTCGCTGTGGGTAAAATATTTCATAATTACTTTTTCTTTTTTACAAACTTATAAATTGTAAATGCAATAGCAAGTGAAAGCGAAACAAACTGAAGTATTTCGTTGGCCTGCACTAATGTTAGTCCTAAAGCTCCCCCATTGGCAGCGATTACTTCTACAGTATCTTTCATTGGTTTAGTCATTTTTTATATTATAGGTTGAAGTTTGGTACCATTGTACAATTCCTCCTCCCGTTGCAGTTTGGGTATAATTCATAAATGCAAATATACTAAATTATTTCATAGAGCCCATAGCCCAAGGCTTAGTAGCGTTTGTTGCGTCTCTAACACCTTTGCTCTTTTTGTGCAATGCTGTATTAGCCTTAACCATGGTTTTAGCTAAGTTAACAAAAGTCTTAGCGGGACCAGGGGGTGCCCCTGCTCTTATTAAACTCTTTCTTTCAGCCTTAGTTAGTTCCCTTAATTGAGAACTTTTATTATTATTACGCTTTTCGTTTTTCTTCTTATTACGATGAGTCTTATTAGTTTTGTTTTTTCCTGAAGTATCTGGCATAATTATTTCTTTTTATTTTTTTTCGGGGGTGATGGCTGAGAACCCCACTTCGCTTGACCTTCTGGGCTCTTTATTAAGGTTAACGTATCGCTATGATTTTTTACTGTTCCTCCCGTTTGCTTTAATATTGATTGTATTGTTGGAGGTATTTTACCTTCCCAATGAACCATAACCGCTGAAGCTGCGTCATCCCAACGAGCTGTATCCCAACTTGTTTCTAATACTTCAGCAAACTTAATTGATTTAGCAAATGCTATAGGTATTTGTGTATATGATAAAATTCTTGCCATAATTATAAAGGATGATCAGTTGATACATTAGTGGCGCTCATATTGATTAAAGGAATATTTATCCCGCCTACTGTGTCTGTTAAAGGATCTGTATAAACTCCTCCTGGATTAAAACAAGGCCAGTAATTTTGTAGATTTGAAGAGAAAGAAAAGTCTGAAGCATAACACTTTCCTGCTGTATTATTATAAAGTTCAGCTAACTGCGTTTGATCTAAATTTGTGTCCCATATACTAATGTGACATAAATTACCATTAAAGTATTGACCACCTCCTGTTCTTCCTATGTAAAAATTAGTTCCTCCAGTTAAATCAAAAGCTGTATTACCTGAAATATCCTTAGGATATAAAGTCCCTCCATTAGCACTAAAATTTGCTTTATCAGCTCTATTAACAGAGTAAGCCAGGAACGTCCAAGTATTATTAGGAATAACTACCTCTGCAAATCCATCATTCCAACTATCAGTCCCACTACTAAGCCATTGAAGTTTACCAGTAGGAGTGAGGTAAAGAGACCAAGCTGTTGAACTTGTCCCTTGTGTTTTTTGAAGTACTCTTTGATTAACTCCTCCCCCAGTTGAGTCAGGTGTTTTGAGCCAAAAAGCTATTGTAAAATTTCCCAATCCGCTTACCCCTAATGATGGAGCTGTATTTAGTGCTAATCCATATTCGGTTGCTCCGTCAAATTCTAATGAATAACCTGTAGGGCACGCATACACTGGAGCTGATGCCCCAGGCTTTAAATCAAAGACAGAACTTATACCTGCTCCTATCCCCGTACTCATATTACCAAAGTGCTACTATGTCCGTAGCTGTTGTTGCTGCTGCTACTCCTATTACCTGTGTAGGTAAAAAGGATCCTGCAGCGATGCCTTTAAATAAAACTGCAGTACCACCAGTTGGGGCAGCATTAGTATTACGAGCAGCCATTACCAGCGCTATATCTCCCGCTCCTCCTACAAAAGGAATACATCCCAAAGTGGCAGCATTATATATTACGTAGTTATCAGCAGCCCCTCCTGCTGGTCCTCCTTTAAGTGTAAGTTGAGTATCACTATTTATACTCTCAACATAGTACGCTATACCCGCTGTTGTATTATATATAATTGCAGGACCTGGACTCATTATCTGAATACCCATTGTTAAAAATGTTGTTCCTACATCTGTTAACTGATTCAAGACACTAAAATTTGCTACTCCTGCAAAAATCTGTGTTGAAGGATCTGGGATAGACACAACATTAGAAGGTATAACCTCTAACGCTTGACTTACTTGTAATTTTTGATATGCCATTTTTTTATTTTTATTTATCGTAAGGGAAAGCTCTATTTAAACTATCCTTTCTTTTATTACATCCGCAGTCTTTACCAGCAGCTTTTGCTACAGTATCGACTACTTTTTTTATTCCTGTTGCTTTAGTAAACTTTTCTATACTATCTCCTAAGCCTCTGGATTTCATTTCATTTACTATATTAGACTTATGTCTTTTCATAATTATTTTTTACAAGTACAAAGTTTATTAGGACAAGTATCTACACTAAACATTACTTTAGATATTAACCAATTCCATTGACATTGAAACTTACACCATAAATTAGAGATTGATTCCCCTAACCATATTAATAATTTACCCATCTTATTTTGTTTTACACCCAAAGTTGTTAGCGTAGTTAGCCATCTTCACCACTTTTTCAGAATGCTTTTCAGTATTCTTCATGACAGCAGAAGCCGCACTACACGCATCTTTGAATCCATTATTCTTAGCCCACTTTGTAAAAGCTCCCTGACGAGATTCTTTTATTTCTGGAAAGGCTCCTTTTTTAGTTCTTCCTTTCTTCGCCATAATTATTTTCTAATATGTGCAGAAAGATGTTTCTTTACATTATTAATTTTCTCATAAGACATATTGTGATCTCCACCATATGCATGACCATAGTCTTTTTTAGACATTGCTTTAGACTCATCTCTTCTATCTTTTAAAGATTGAGAGTGTTTGCCTTTGTGCTTGTTTCCTAAAGACTCATCGAGTCTTGAATTGTAACCTTGCTTTTTCATAATTTTTATTTTTTATTTTTTGCTGAAGTTTTATACTTAGACACAGATCTTTTAGACTTAACAGATCCACCCATGATGCCTGTTTTCTTAGATGTTTTACCAGTACCATCCAGATATTTTTCCTCACGAGTATCATACCTTCCTTTTGTATACACATTCTTTGTTTTAGAACTACCATCTTTTTTGTATTTAGTAGTGCTTTTATATGTAGGCTCTTTTCCCTTACCTTTTTCACCCATAACAATATTTTTTCTATTGTTTCTACCTTTAATAACGGTTTTAGTTTTTGCAGTAGATCCGTCTTTTCTTTTTACCGTTACATTTTTAGAGGCTTTAGAACCTTTAGTTCCTGTTGTTTTACTTACAGTTCTTGTTCTTCCCGTAAGTATATTTTTACGAGTTCTTGTTGTAGTTGTAGATCCGTCAGCATTTTTTACTACGGTCTTTTTCTTTCTTTTAGGTTTGCTATCAAATTCAGATGCCGCTAAAGGTTGTGATAGATTTCTTCTTATTGGTGCCATTATTTTTTTTTTAAATTATTTTACAAAGATAGTTATTTTTTTTACTTAGTTCCAAGTAGTATCCCAACGCTTAATACCCGTTACTGCTTGGCTTCTTTTTTTACGAGCTGCCCTCTTAGTAGCTCTACGTTTTTGACGAGACATCTTAGTTTGACCTGTAGCTCTTTCAGTTCTTCGTTGTTTTCTCTTAGCACTTCTGGATTCTGCTTTCTTAGTTTTCTCTTCAAACTTCTCTCCCTTCTTTTCGTACTTTGATATTTCTTTATCAACCTGCTTTCTACGCTTAACAAATAGTTTTTCTTTTTTCTCTCTAAGTTTTTCTATTCTTTTTTGAAGTTTAGCTTTTTTCTTTGCATCTGTTTCATTCTTCTTATTTGTCGTAGCTAATCTTATTTTATCCTCAAGCTCAGACTTTTTAGCTTTATTCTTAGAAGCAGACTTATTCATCTTCTTAGTTGACTTATTGGTAGCCTTAGTCATTTTTTCTTCTAATGACTTTTTCTTTTTAGTAAGTTTTGCTTTAGAAGTCTCCGCTATTTTCTTAACCTTCTTTTTAGATTTTTCACTTGCCTGTGTTTTAGCCTGTTGTGCCTCAGCTGCAGCAATTTTAGCGTCTCTCTTTTGATCAGCCTCCCTTCTTTTTTTTGCTTGAGATTCTTTTTTAAGAGTAGACTTAGATTTAACTGAAGTCTTCTTTTCTACATTGGCTCTATGAAATGGTTTATGTGACATAATATTAGTATTGCATATCTGCTTTAACCTTTGCTAATCTATCTAACAATCTCTTCTCTCTTTTATTACCCCTTTTAGTAATCCTTGCTATCCTCTTATTTCCTTGAGCAATAGTCTTCTCTTTCTTTTGTTCCGATAAATTTACAAAAGTACCAGTAGTTCTGTTAGCAGTTCTCTTTAACTTTCTCTCAGTCCTTCCTATCTGCTTTTGAGTTTTTCTCTCTGTCTTTGCTCTTACCTTTTTTATTTTCTTTTCAAGTCGAGCTGCTTTCTTTTTTGGATCTGGCATAATTTTATTACTTTTGTTTTTGCAAAGA